TTTAAAAAGATTTTGTTACTATCGTATTCTTTGAACCTAATCATAGTAAAGAAAAATTGAAAATATGCTAATGAATTTGTATCAAGATAAAGAATATTATTTTTAATTAGTTCAAGAATTTTATTTCTAAATTCTAAGTTATTAGGTTTAGGTTTTTCGTTTATTCTTATGTAAGAAACATAAATTGTTATAAATGGGCAATATAGATGTAAGTATCTTTCTTTATATGCTTCAATCTTATATTTATATCTATCTTGCCATTTACCTAAAAAGAAAGCTATTAGAGTAATAAAAGATTGAGAAATTAAAGTTAAAAAATGTTCCATAAAATCACTCCTTAGTTTATAAAATATCTCACAAATATATTATAAATCAAAGGAGTTAATAATACAAATCTAAGGCTAGTCCTTAGACACATAGCCATAAGTTTTTACTCCCCCCAGAAAGTAAAAATAAAATTTCTTTCCTTATGGCTATCTGTGTAAGGTGTAGCTACTGGATAAAACTAAGTCCACGAATGTGGGTAGGCTTTGGCTTAGAATCTTATGTTTTATCACTTACAAATAGACTGTTGCAAGTCTATAAGTTGCAACTATAACTTTCATTAGTTTTATGATTGGAAAAACTAATCATCTGGCACCTTTCCCTAACACAGAGAGGGCAAGACCTAATCTGTGGATAATTCTAGGTAGCTGGGGAAGGTGTTAGATGTAAAACTTTCAAGATTTTATTTAGGTTTTTCTGGATAAATATTAATTTTTTCTTTATATATCAATGAAGTTATTAAGATTTTTTTTAGGATAAATTTATTAATTGAATTAGTGGGGGCTATTCATAGCCTGTCAAGCTCTGGGTAGTCCTTACTAATTGAATTAATAAAAAGAGAGTTAAGACAGGCTCTCCAAATACACAGGAGGTAAAAATGAGTAAAGAATTTTACTTTAAAAGTATTAGTCATTTTGAAAATTTTTTAAATAAAAATGGGAATTTTTCAAATGAAGAAAAAGAAGATTTAAAAAAAATATGTGATAAAGCTATAAAAGGCGATGAAATGTGTAAGCATATTCTTAAGAATTTCACTTATCACTTAAAATTCAATTCAGAAACTGAAAAAGACTTTTTAAAAAATGTTTGTTTGATTGCAAAAGAAGTTGATAATAAGGAATTTAGAAATTTTGCAAGAGAAAAAGAAATATTTAAAAATGATTTAAAGTTTAGCATTGAATACTATTTAGAAAATGAAAAATATACTTTATCTAATGAATTTGTTAAATCAATGGAATATCTGTATTATGCACAAGGATTATATTTTATTTATGATAAAAATAAAAAATTAATTTATATAGGAAAAAGTAGAAATCTAGGCTCAAGAGTGGTTTCAAGTTTAAAGGAAAGAAAAGGATATTACTTTAAATATAAGCTAACTAAAACAATGTCGGATGCAAATATTTTGGAAATATATTATATTACAACATTTAAGCCTATTTTAAATACTGAATCTAATGAAGATGATTGTTCTACTATTAATATTGATTATGAATTTGATGAAGAAAGTGATTTTATAAAAGTGATTTGTGATAACTAGGAGGATATAAAAAATGGCTAAATTTAGACAAATACAAACTAATTTTTGGAGTAATACATATATACAAGAAGAAATGACTGCTGAGGACAAATATTTTTATTTATATTTAATGACAAATGAATTTACAACACAAATAGGAATATATCCTATAACTAAAAAACAAATGGCTTTTGATTTAGGATATTCTTTAGAAAGTGTACAAGCATTATTACAAAGATTTGAAACATTTCATAAATTAATAAAATATGACACAGAAACAAGGGAAATTATTTTATTAAAATGGGCAGAAAATAATTTAAATATTGGAGGGAAACCAGTACAAGATTTAATAAAAAAAGAAATTTCACAAGTTAAGAATAAAGAGTTTTTATTTTTAATGTTTGAGAATTGTCCTGAAAACAGTTTAAAAACTTTTATAGCTTCTTTATTATCAGAAAATAAAAAAGAGAATAATTTCAATGCATCTTACGAGTCGTCAGACGCTTCGTTTAACGATACGGGGGCAATAAATAATAAAGAAGAAATAATAAATAATAACAATAATAATATAAATAATTTAGAAAATATAATAAAGGACCAGGAACAAGAAAAAGTTGTTATTAATTCTAACGGAGCATTACAACAAGAAATAAAAATGCTCTTAGGATTAAGGAAAATCAAGCCATATGACATTATAAAACTCAATAAACCTATTGAGCGTATTAAGTTTGTCATAGATTTTTGTAACAGAAATAATAAATCAGATGGCTATTTATTCAAGGCTTTAAAAGATGATTGGGAGTTAAAAGAAGTCCAGCAGGAAGAAAAGACCTGTCACTATACTAAGCCAAAAGAAGCATATAAGGAGCTGGTGTAAATGAAAATTGACACTATATGCTATGAAGAAAAGGCTTTAATATCAATGCTATATCTTGCAAATGATGTAGCTTGTAAAAACAAAATAAAAAATATTCCAACTAAATATTTCTCTAGCTTAGTTCAAAGTTTTATAAAAAAATATAAGACTTATGAAATGAAAAATCTATCAGTTGATAGTTTACTGGAAGAAAAAGAGTATAAAAGTTTTTTAGCTGAGGCTTTTGAATTACCAGTTGTAGTATTAGAAGAAAACATAAACAAGTATATTAAGGTACTTGAAAACAGATACTACAAATACTGCATTATAGAACTTGCTAATACTCCTAATGAGTTGATAAAAGAGAAAATCAATGAATTGCATTCGGAAGTTGTAAAAGAAAATGACAAGAGTGTTAAAGTTGCAGATATAAAAGACCTTGAAAGTCTATTTTATGAAAGTTTAGAAGAAAATGAGACAGTTAAGACTGGTAAATTTAGACTTGATAAATACCTAAAATTTACTAAAAGAGATTTACACATTATAGGAGCAAGACCAGGAGTAGGGAAATCTGCATTCGCTCTTTATATAGCACTTATGATGGCACAATTTTCAAGAGGTTTGTTTTTTAGTTTAGAAATGCCACTAAAACAAATAGCACAAAGAATTATCAGTAATCAAACTAGGATAGAACTTGATAAACTAACAAACAAAGAAAAATTTAAGGAACTAACAACAGATGAAAAAGAGTTAGTTAATGTTTTATTCAAGAAGTTGCTAAGAAAAAGTAATTTAATTCTTTATGATGGAAACTTTAAAATTGATGAATTAGAGGAGTACATCAAGAATGAAAAAGAAATAAACGGACTTGATTATATAGTTGTGGATTATTTGCAGTTAGTAAAATCTAGCAAATCAAGTAGATATGAGCAAATAACTGATGTATCTATAAGGCTAAAACAAATAGCTAAAGATTATGATATAGCAGTTATTGCGCTTTCTCAATTATCAAGAGAGATTGAAAAAAGAGCTGACAAAGATATATACCTTGCAGATTTCAGAGAAAGTGGGCAAATAGAACAAGATGCCTCAACTATCTTAGGGCTAACAACAGAGCCAACACCAACTGAATATAAAGAACTTATGAAAGTACAAATATTGAAGAACAGACAGGGCCAACTTGGAGTAATGAAATATGAGTACTATAAGAAAAACCAAACATTTTTTGAAGTCTAGGGAGTGAATAATGAGCAAAAATAAGAGATTTAAAAGAAAAATAAAAAAATTAGAAAAAGATATAATTTTTTATATGAACTATGCTCATAAATCTAATAATTTAAAAGAAGAAAATGAGGAACTAAAAAGACAAATTGAAGAAATAAAATTGTCTTACAATATATTTTTTTGGGCAGTAATTACATTAATAATTTTTGGAATAAAAATAATAACAGGAGGACCAAATGGTAACTAAAAAAATGACAATGAGAGATTATTACAGAACTTTTATAACAAGAGCTAACAAGGAAGCTGGAATAACTTTTAATGCTTCTAAACTTAATAGCAAGGAGGAATGTGAGGAATATCTTTTAAACTTAATTAAAAATCTAAGACATAAGCCACAAAACAACAAGGCTTATGTTAAAGAGATTGATGAATTAAAAGAAGAAATTGAATTTTTAAAAAAGGATAATGATAATTTAATTGTTAAAAATAAAGATAGAAATTTTTATTTTAAACTAGCAAATGAAGTAGTTAACGATTTATCTGATGAAAGAAATAGGCATTTTGAAACAAAAAAGGAAGTAAAAGAATGTAAAAAAATAATTTTTGGTTTACTTGCAATTACTATTATAGAAGCCCTTTCAATAGCAATGCTTTTATGGAAGTGATGAGATGAAACAATGCTATACAATACCATACAAGCCAGATTCAATGAATACACACTGGCGAATAGCAAAGAATGGAGGACAATACTTATCAAAAGCTGGGAGAGAATTCAGGGATAATGTTCAAAACTATATAAAACTTTACAAGTATAAAACTTATGAAAAATCTGTAAAAGTTAAATTAGATTTATATTTTGCAGATAAAAGAACAAGAGATTTAGACAATTATTTTAAAGCTATATTAGACAGTTTCAAAGGCTTTCTATATGTAGATGATAAACAGATACACAAGATAGAGGCAACAAAGCATATAGGAGCTGGGAAGAACTATTTTATAATAGAAGTGGAGGAATTATAATAGATGGCATTAGTAAGAATTAGACATATCCCAAAGCTTATACACGAGCTGGGAGATGGAGAATACAGGATAAAAGTTAAAGATAATAGAATTGTGATCTTCTCTAAAAATAATAGATATGAGAATGAGGAGATAAAAAAGATTCTTGAAGAAACTGAAGATATAAAAAAAGATGAGCCTTAAATACTCATCTTTTTATTTTTTATTAAATTTTCAAGCTCTTCTAAATCTTCTATTTTAGCAAATTCTTTTATAAATCTTTTTGCATTGCTTTTCATAGCAGATATTTTTTTCTTTTCCTTAGCTTCTGGATGTTTTTCAAGGTATCTTTTATCAGCTTCTTTTTGTTGTTCCATTGTTTTATAACCTTTTCTTTTCTTTTCTTCCATTTAGCCTCCTTATATTTGTGAGGGGCTTTTGTTACCCCCCTCTATCTTATTCTAGTAAATTTTCTTTCTGTTTCTGGTTTCCAAGTCCCAGCCATTACTTCCTCATAATGTTTAGCTATTTCCATATGTCTTTTAATAGCTTCAACATCATTTACTTGTCTATGAAACATAAATATATTTTCATAAACAGATAATTTTAAAGTAACTCCTATTTTTTCATCTTCTACAAAGATTACTCCATTTTCATCTCTATAAAATTTTACTCCTAGTTCATTGTGGTTCATTAATTCTTTTAACATCTTCATCACTCCTTGATTTTACTTGATTTTTTTATTAAGAAGTGATATAATCTAAGTGTCGAGGCTTAGAGTTTATCACTCTTAGTTTTACCCCTCTGGGAGAGGGGGATAAATTACTTATCTTTTTTAGTAATTGTAATCGAGAACGACCAAGAACCAATTACAATTATAAATTGGATTTTCATTTTATCACCTCCTTCCTTTGAGGTACTTTTATAATAACATAGTTTTAAACCTATGTCAATACTTTTTTTAAAATATTTTTGTAGAACTCAAAAAGTCCAATAATATCAATAGAAAAAGTATAAAAATTTTTTAAAAAAAATAGAATATTAAATATCTTACAATCAAAATTTAATTAAAGTAGATGGGATATATAAGAAGAAAGTTTATAGAAATATAAATTAACTTTTTATGTATCCCATTTTTTTATTTTCTCAGCTTGGAGGTGCTGGAAGATGTGAGTACAAGACAAGAAGTTTATAAGTTAATAATAGAAAAGAAAGATAACAAAGAGATAGCAGCAGCATTAAATATAAGTGTAAGAACAGTAGAGAGATATAGAAAAGATTTTAATGATACGACAAACGACAATAACAACGACAAGAATGCGACAACGACAAGCGACAACAGAAGAAAGAAAAAGGAAAAAGCAAGAGCATTAATAGAGTCGGGAGAAACAATAAGAGAAGTAGGGGACAAATTAGGACTATCTAAGTCAGTTGCTGGGAGATTAAGCAGTAAAGAGAAGTTACAAGTTAAACAGCTAGACTATTTAAAATCTTTAAGAGAGAAATACAGTAAAGAGATAGAGCAAAATAAAAAAGATAGATTTTATATTAATGTAGAAGCAAAAGAAGAAATTTGGAAGAAGCTAAGAGAAAACGGAATATCTAAAGAGTTGCAAGATACATTAAAACAGAACGAATTAACAGAACAAGAAATACTAGAGCTTAATAGATTAGAAAGATTAGAGAGATTTGAGCTAGAAAAAGCTAAGTATAAAGATAATAGATTAAATATTATATCTGAAGAACTTGCAAACTTAACAGATGATGATATAGAAAAGATTTTACAGATAATAGAAAAATCAAAAGAAGCTGATAAAAATGAATAAAATATATAACTTCTTTAAGAATGAACTAGATAGAAGAAAAAAAGAAAGATTAAAGTATTTTGTGTTTAAAGCTAGAGATTATCAGAAGAAAATTATAGATACATTCAAGTCTGGATTATATAATTTTTTCATTATTTGCTGGGCTAGACGGCTAGGCAAAGACTTACTTGCTTTTAGTTTAGCTTGTGAAGAATGTTTAAATAAAGCTAATACAGTTGTTTACTATATGTTTCCTACAATGAAGCAAGGTAAAATGATGATACTAGACGGCTTCACGAATGAAAGAAAAAGGATAATTGAGGAAGTTATTGACAAAGAATGTCTATTACTACCCGAAAAGTCTGGAAAATTGTATCACTCCGATAATTCTTTAAGGTTTAAAAATGGATCTATTATTTATTTTGTAGACGCTCAAAATGCAGATACAAAAATTGGTGGAAACTTAGATATATTGGTTATATCTGAAATGGCAACTATAAAGAATAGGGATATATTGCTATATTTAATCCCATCAGTGATGAATGTTAATGGGAAAATAATACTTGTAAGCACTCCAAGATTTTTGAGCTACTTTAATGAATTGCTAGAAGATGTAAAAAATATAAAATTATGGTTTAAGAGCATTCTAAGTGCATTAGATAAAGAGGCAGTTGATGAAAAAGGCAACCCAGTATGGAGTGATGAAAAGCTAGAAAAAGCTAAGCAGTTGATGAGTGAAAGTAAGTTCAGACAAGACTATCTATGTGATACAGATGTGGCAAATGAGAATGCTATTTATGCAGCAAGTCTATTAAAAGCAGAGTGGTTAAAAGATTTAAATTTATCTAACAAAAAGCTATATGTTAGTGAGGACTTAGGAATTAATGATAGTACAGCATTAGTATTCACAATAGATAATACTATAATACATCATTACGCTGCGACAGATAAAGCAACAATACATTATATTGAGTACATAAAAACTTTTATGAAAGAACATAATATAAAAGATGTAGAGATTATACTACCTCACGACGCTAGAAACAGACAAGATGCTATTGACCACTTAACAAGCAGAAGAGAAGCATATAACAAGCATTTTCATAATGTAAGAGTGCTAAGAGCATACGAAGTTAATAAGACAATTGAGATTACAAGACACAGTATAGAACAGCATAAAATTAAGTTTTTAGACTGTGCAAATGTTAGGGATATGGTTAGATTAATGAAAGCATACGAATGGAGAATAGATAACTCTACTGGGGAAAATCTAAGAGTACCCGTCCACGGCAGAGGGCTTGCAGCAAGCAACACTTGTGACGCAGTTGAATATTATTGTATGCGAATGTTTTTAGAAGTATATGAAAAAAATATAAAAGACTTAGATTGGGGAAGTTATGAAGATTAGGAGGCTATAAATGGGATTTGGTAAATTTTTTAAAGGGTTAGGAAGAATAACGGGGAATTTAACTGGTGGTCTTATTGGTAAGTCAGATGCCGAAAGAAATCAAAAAAGATTAATAGAAGAGCAAAGAAAAGAAGCAGATTTATACAGACAGCAAATAACAGAAGAAACAAAAAGAAGAAAAGAAGAATCTGATAGAGCAGCAGCAGAAGCACAAAGAGCAAGAGATGAACAAGCTAAATTATTAAGAGAAGCAGAAGAAAGAGCAGCAGCTGAGGAAGATTTTAAAAAGCAAGTTGTGCAAGATAGTGCAAGCATCACAAATGCTTTACTGAATCAATCTGCTAACAAGCAGACAACAAATGTAGATTATTCTAATGCAGTTAATGCAGATATAACAGATAGCAAAGACGATGACATAGATAAACTAAAAAAAGCATTCAAAAGGAAGCTATAAGGTGGTTTTATGATACTGGGAATAACAAGAGAAAAACTGGAATACTATTTTGATAATGCTAAGAAGTATAAAGAAGATATAAGAGGAGTATACAACGAAGTATACGAATATACAGATGTGAATTTCAGCATTAAAGATAGTGGAACAGTAGAAAAACAAAGTAAAAGAGGCGTTGAAAGTATAATACTAAAAAGTCAAAATTTCTTATGTAATTTCATAATGTTGTCTATTTTCTCGAAATCTGGAAGATGGGCAACGGTGAAAGTAAATCAAGAAGCATTAAAACAATTAACTAACACAGATGGAGAAATAGCAGAAGCACAAAGCAACGAAATAAATAAGGTATTAGAGAATAATTCAGATACAGTTTATTTCACTAATGATAATACTAACTACTATACAGAAACATCAAAGTCTTTACTAGACTGCATAAAAGTTGGAACAGGTATAAGAAAGATTATAGAGTTAAAAGATAATACCAAATGTTTTACTTATGCTTATCAGAACTTAGACAACATCTATATTTTAGAGGATAACTTGGGAAAGCCTAATATCATTTTTAAAATTTATGTAGAGAAAAACTTAAATGATATAAATGACTTGTTTGGGCATTTACCTATTACGACACCAAAGGGCTTAAATGAAGAAAAGCTTGATGAAAAGATAAATATTATAGAGTGTGTTATTGGGGTTTTTGACGAAGAAACAAGCACATACAAATATTATCATGGGCTTTTTACAGAAGCTTTTGAAGAAATATTATTTGAGGGAGAGCTAAACTATAACCCTTATACAGTGTTTAGATGGAAAATAAATAGCTCTAACCCTTGGGGAATTGGAATAGGTTTAGAAAATTTAGATTTATTTAAAGAACTAAAAGATTTAAAAGAAAAAAGAAAGAAACACGCCGAAAAAATCGTTAGCCCACCATTAAATTTCTATGGAAGTATGGACCTTATAAACAAAGTCAGTTTAAAAGCTGGAGCAAAAAATTATGCTGGAAGTGGAATTGGTGGAGATAAGTACGGAGTTGACCCAATAAATGTAGGTACTAATCTATTGCCAGTTGAAAAGGACATAGAACAAGTAAAGCAAGAAATAAAAGAAGTGTTTATGGCTCAACCTCTTGGAGATGTAACAGATACTAAAAATAGATCTGCTACTGAGATGAGTTTAAGGCACGAAATGTTTAGAAAAGAGTTCTCAGGGACTTATGAACTTATAAACACAGAACTATTAGAGCCTACTTTTATGAATGCTTATTACATAATGGATAGTAAAGGTTTGCTTAATACAACAGAAAATGAAAGCTATATAAACATTTCTCAAATTCAATATATCAATGAGCTTACTCGTAATGCTGGAAGTGATGAGGTTATAAATACAATTAATTTTTATATGACTTTATCGCAAGTGGTTCCAGAAGCACAAAGGCAGTTTATTTTTAAAATAGATGAATTGATAGACTGGGCAAGTAAGAAAATGAGAGTACCACTTGATGTGTTAAATAGCAAAGAAGAAATTAAACAGCTGATAGCACAACAACATGAGTTAGAACAAATGCAACAAATGGCTATGATACAAGATGGTATTGGTAAAAGGCAAGATGTAGGTATAGGAGATGAAATAAAAGAAGGTATGGGGGTATTTAATGGAACATAAAATAGAACACAGAACAGAATATCAAGTACTTTTAAACAAATTTTCTGGTAATAATGATTTATATAAATTACTGGAAGAATGCTTACTTGAAGATGAAAGACAAAGGGAAAGTGCTTATATGATGTCAGGGGCATACCCTGAACGGAGAAACACAGTTATGAAATTAATGACAGATTTAAAATTTAATGAAGAAAGAGAGGTTAAATAATGGAAGATGAAGTATTAGAGAACACACCAGGAGGTAATGGAGAGGGAACAAACACAGATGACTTAAACCCAAATTTACCACCAGATGACAGCACAAATGATGATGGTACTGGGGAAAAAGTGGAAGAAAAGAAACCTTTTTCAGTAGATGATATTCAGTTTGCAGAAGAATATAACATTGCTGGTTATGACTTTTCTAAGTTTAAAGGAAGAATAGATGAAAGTTCACTACCTTACTTAGAAGAGTATGCTAAGAAATATCAAGAACAAGGATTCACACAAGCACAGATTGAGTTTTTAATGGAAGAAAACTTAGCAGACGCTCCAAAAGATATGGATAGCATTATGAAAGAGTTAAATAATTCTTTAACAATGGAGGAAAAACAGAGTTATAGACATACTGGTACACAGTTAAAACAAGCATTAGATAAAAGTAATTTGGGCAAATATTATGAAGAAATAATGACAAACCCTATTGCTTTTAAGGTAGTAAATGCACTTGTTAAAAATATGACACCAGGAGCAAATGTAGGAGCAAAAACAGAAAGAGAAAGCAGAGTAAATTCGCTTATTAGTGGTGAAAGAGGAGTGGAATTGTTCAATGAATTTTTATCAACTTCATCAGTAAATGAAGAAGCAGTAAAAGCTAAGGTAAAGGAAATTCGTGGAAAAATAAAAAATCAAGAAGAATTAAATTATTTTAATCAAATAGTAGGAGAAATTTAAGGAGGTAAACAATGGCAAAACCATTAGAACAAGTATTACAAGAAAAATATGCAACACAAGCAAAATTAGCAATGTCAGTGCAAAAACCTATGGGACTTGTTAAGTTCTGTGAAAAAGGTGATGCAACATCTGGGGAAAGTTTTACATTTTACAGAGCAGAGGAATCAACAGCAAAAGATGGATTACCATCTATGTACAATGATGACAGCAAAGGTTACAAAGGAGATACTGGAAACAACGGTGGAGATGCTGGACCTTTAAAGCCTTACAAAGTTTTCGGAGCTTATATATCATCTCAACATAAAATAGATGACATTGACTTCAAAAGAACTAGCTTAGATGCAAAAGGAACTTTACAACAAACTATGTCAATAGCAGTAGAGCATAAAGCTGATGAAAAAGTTTTAAAATCTATAAAAGATAAAGACAGTGATTTGACAAAACAAGATTTTGCTTCTGGAACAGCAAAAGGTATAGATGATGAAAAAGTTATCAGAGCCTTAGTTGGAAAGATAGCAGTTGCTCATGCAAGTGCAGCAATGACACCAGATGGACAAAAAGGAGTATCAGTTTTAATAAACTTAAAAGACTGGGAAATATTAGTTCAATCAAACTATTTCTTAAATGCAGATTTTAAAGAAAGCATTGAATGGGGAGATAATGAAAGACCAACTCGTATAAAAGGAGCAGAATTCTTAGTTACTAAAAATGACAATATGGTACCATCAGGAACTATTTATATAGTACCATCTAACACTTGTGGATTTGCTACTTGGAAAGGAACAGAAAAAGGAGTTGCTGAATATCACGAAACAGATGGTGCTAGATGGCATTTACAAAATAGAAAATATGTAGGAGCTATCTGTATAGAACCTAAATTTATAACAAAATTTACATTTAAAGCAACAGCATAACCTTTAAGGGTAGGGATAAAACCCTACTCTATTTTTATGGAGGAAATATGGATTTTAAAACAGGTAAATTACATAAAATTATAAGAGAATTTGAAAAAGGGAATGGAAGATATGAAATAAATGGGATTGATTTAAAAAACACTGTTTTTTTATATAGAGAGAAAGCAGGAGCATTTATACCTATTCCAAAAGGAAATTATAAAACAATTTTTAATGATAACGAAAGTATATTAGAAGTTGATGATGTAATAAACAATAAGGCTATTGAATTTCAGATTATATCAGTTTTTGATGTGCAGTCATATAAATATTTAGAAAAATATCCAGAGCTAAAAATGGTTGTAGTTCAAACAAATAAAATAGTAGATGATATAAATAACATAATTGGATATTTAAACAGCGTAGGAGTGAAAACTGATAGTAAATATCAAACGCAAATACTAACTCCACTAGAGCCATTATCGGTTTGGTATATGAATGCAGATGGAATAATAGACACTTTACCTATTGATGATTTTAATAAAAAGTTTAAAGAAATTATTGAAAAGATATCTGAAACAGTAGATATAAAAGCAAAAGAACAGTTTCAAGAAAAATTAGAAACATTAAAAACAGAGATAGAAACTTTTAAATCTAAAAAAATAACAGAAATTACAGACAATATAACTGTAGAAAAAAATAATTTCATAAGAGAAATAAGAGAAGTAAAAGATAGTTCAAAAAGAGAATTGGATAGTAGAATGCCTGAAATAAACAATAAATTTAATAGCATTGCAGGTGGTCAACTTAATCCTAGTTTTATTCAAGATATAGGAGAAAAAAGAAATGGCCAATTTTATTTAGATAGAAACACAAGTAGATTACATAAATGTATAAAAACAACTTCTACTACTATTAATTCTGCAGAGTTTTTTAAAGATATGTCAATAGATTCAATTGTGAATAAATTAGAAAATCTAATCACTTTTAATAAGAGCAACAGCGGGGATTTTGAAACTAATTTAGGCGGGCTTATAATAAAAGTTTATGCTTATCCCTCAAAGACAGGGCTTAATAGATATAACTTTTATTCTGCTTTTCCTAATAAATGCATAGTGTGTATTCTTTCAGAAAATGATGGAATAAGGAATACAGAACCCGCTTTAGAAGCATTTGATATAAATGGGTTTAAAGCAAATAATGTTATTGGAACAGGTCAATTTTTCTGCACTGCTATTGGATATTAATTAAAATTATCACAAGTATAACTTACACTTATATAAAAAGCATCATTTAAAGTTTGTGAGCTAAGAAGTTTACATTGCCCATTTTTATATATTTTAGCAGCTGCTGAACTATGGTTAGATATACTGTTGAAACTGAAAGCAATATCTTCACTAGGAATTAAATTCTGAGGCAATGTAAATAAAGTGTTGTCTTGCTTTTTCCCATAAAATGCTTGTTTGCTATCTATAAAAAGAAAACATATATTTCCTTGTTTTATCACATATGCAAACGTAACATTTGCTATATTCAAATCCGTTTTTGTAACTTTGTATAGATTTTCCAATTTATAAACTTTTTAAAATTATTAAGGAGGTAAAATATGATTTATATTTATAAAAAAGAGAAGTTAATTGACACCTTAAATTATGACATTAATGAGTTTAAAAAAGAATGGTATCCAGATTTTCAAGATGATATGCAGATATATGATAAAAAATTTGAGTATCCAATCCTTGAAAAAGGAATGTTAAGAGAAATGACAAGAGATGAAAAAGTTTTCAATAATATTGAAGTTGTACTTGATGAAGGGGAGTTTATTCAAAATAAAAAAATAATAAAAGTACCTAAACCACAAGACAATTCAAAATACTTAAATTGGGATAAAGAAAAACATCTGTGGCTGTTAGACGCCGAAAAACAATATCAAGATTATATAAATACCATAGATAATATAAAATCAAAAATACTTGAATATGGGTTTGATTATAAGGTTGATGGAAAAGAACACAGACAAAAGTGTAGAGATAAGGATATAACCTTATTAGCTTCAAATGTAACTTTTATGTTAGCAGAAAAAACTGTTTATGGGAAAGAAAAACCAATCACTTGGTATTTTTATGATAATTTTGGTTTAAAGTTAGATTTAGAGCAATCTTTAATTTTAGCTAGTTATGGAAAAACATTTACTCAATCGGTTTATGATACAGAAAACTATTTTAAAACAAAAGTCAACCCAAAAGAACTAACAAAGGAAGAATTTGAAGCTAAAAGAAAAGAAATACACAATGCACTAGCAAAAGGCTAATTTTAAGAGTTTCTATTATTAAAGATAGGTTTTATATAGCTACCTTTAATAAAACTCTTTAAAATTGATATAACAAGGTCATTTTTTATAAAAAATAATTTAAATATATTTTTTTAAGCTTTTATATTTAAGAAGTAATAAAAAATAATTTTAAATATAAAAAAGCATATTTTTATAATTGAGGAGGCAAAAATGAATAAAGTAGCTTTAATCATCGGACATAATGATAGAAGCCGTGGAGCATACTCACCTATTTTATTGAGTGAGTTTAAATACTGGAAAAGAATAGCAGATAAAATAAAAGGAGTAATTCCAGAAATTGTAGATGTTTATGAAAGAAAGCCTAATAAAGCTTTTATTCCTGAGATGAATGAAGTTTTGAAAGAATTAAATAAAAATGATTATAAATTCTGTTTAGAACTTCATTTTAATGGCTCTCTTAATAGGGATGCCAACGGATGCGAATGTCTAGTTTATTGGAAGAATGAAAAAGCTAAGGAACTTGCAACAGATTTTATGGCTAGATTACAAAATATTTTTGGTAGCAAAATAAGAAATAAAGTAAATGTTTTGAAAGAAAAAAAGATTATTAGCGGAAAAGAAACAGAAGTAGAAAAGAAAGAAAATACCAAAGGAATAACATTAATTCAAGATAGCAATATTAGAGGTGGTTATGGTATTTGCAAATCTAAGGATACTTATATTTTAGTCGAGCCATTTTTTGGGACTAATCAAGATGAGAGTTTAAAATTCTCTATTGAAAGTGATGTAGTAGATTTATTCGTTAATTTTATAAAAGACAACACAAGGTAAAATCGTCGGGCCCGACAGTTATTATAAAAATTTTAGGAGGTAAAAAGTATGGAATTTAACAAATTTCAAGAATTTTGTAAGGAAAAAGTGATTGAGTATTTTAATGAGAGAGTAGAGAAAACAGATAATACAAAAATAACAAAAGATGATGTATTTGTTGTTTGGTATTGCAAAACTCTACAAAATGCAAAAGCATTACTATCTACAACAGTATCAGATGGAATGTACTATGAATTAACTTATAATGGGGATAAGAAAGAATTATATTTGGATGCTTATAAAAAATGGGAAAATAAAAAGTTTGATTTAGAATAGGAGGTTAAAAGTATGGATAAACAATTATTATGGCAAGTTTTAGGGTATGTATTTTCAGTGATTACTTATTTTGTATTATCTTGGAGATATAAAGGAAAAGAAGAAGCAACAACTGAGGTAAGAAATGAAGTAATGAAACAAGAATTAGCTATACAAGGTAAAGGTCTTGGAGAACTTAAAAAGAAAGCAGTTCAAGAGTTTGTTTCTAAGTTGCCTGCACATGTAAGAATATTTATAAATGAAAATACAATAGAAGCAGTAGTAGCAGAATTGCAACCTTTATTTAAGAAATTAAAAGAAGGTAAAAATGGAAAAGAGTAAACTTATACTCAAACCTTTATCTAATGGAAAAGCTATACTGTTAGATGATTATGTTTACTCTATCAATGGCTATGATATTAAGGTATTTAGAGGTTTCATCACTGATGGAGCCTCTGTTCCTAAATCTTTGCAATGGCTATATAATCCTTATGGCAAATATATTAATGCAGCAGTGGTCCACGATTATTTATATAGTGTTTACAACAATACAGGAATTAATCGTACCTTAGCAGATAAAATATTTAACTTTATTATGAAAGAAACTGGGATAGATAACAGGACCAGAAGAAGATTTTATATTGCAGTTAAGTATTTTGGCGAAACATCTTGGAAAGCTAAATTAGAAAATGAGGGTTACAAAGACCAAGCGATAATTGATAAGACTAAGGAAGCTAGAAAATATTATAATCATTGGGGAAAGATACTGAGGTTGTAGGTGATGCTATGGAAAAAACTTTATTAGAATATGGCATAGTTGGAGCTATTTTATTATATTTTCTTTGGAAAGATAAAAGTACATTTGAAATGTATAAAAATACTATGCAGAGAATGACCGATTTATTAGAAGCAATTCAAAAAGAACAATCAGAATTAAAAAAAGATGTTGAGGAAATTAAGAAATATATAAAATAATGGGTAGGCTAGACCTACCCAAAAAGGAGTGTAGCAATGGATAGAGGCGAAATAATATCAGAAACATTATTAATGTTAGGAGAAAACAGTATATACAATGATAATAAAAGTGATATGTATAAAATTTGTGGAAAGATGTTAGACAGTGTGATAAATAATATAGCAACATCTAGTGCTTTTCTATTCAATGCTATCACTATTAAATTGACATCAGTAGGACAAGTTGATGGAGAAAATAAGTTTAATTTACCTGTTGACTGTTTAAATGTACTTAGATGTAATAAAAGTTATAGATTAGAAAATGAGTTTATATACTCACCGGAAAATGAAATAAAAATACAGTATTGTAGAAGAATAGATTTTACAGAGATACCAGATAATTTATTTAATTTAATAGTTGCTATGACAGGAAGAAAAATGGCATTAGCAGTTAATACTTATAATAGTAGATTAGAAATTTTAGAAGCAGAAGTAACGAAATTAAAAAATAATATTATTGCTCAGCAAGGTTTTCAATTTTGGGAGGAAGAATAATGGAAAAAGTATTTAAGAGTAATATGTTTGTATATGGAGAAGTAGGCGAAAGATTATCAGGTATAAGAGAAAGCGAAATATATCAACAATCTGCACAAAAAATTGAGAATCTTATTATAAATGAAATGGGAAATTTAAAGATAGCAAAGAAGTTGGAAGCTACTAACTTTCAACATAATCTAATACAGTTAATAGATACAAAATATAATTTTTATGTAGGAGTAACAAAAGATAATAAAGTTGTGACTTACAGTAAAGTCAATAATATCTTAGGAAACCTTTTATATTCACACCCTATAACAGTTAAAAACATAAGAATAGTTAAAATGTGTGATGAAAGATTATTTGTAATAGGAGATACTACTGAAGTATTTGAATTTAATAAAGATAACGGAAAGATGGGTAAATCTAATTACCTAAGTTTAATAAAATGTCCTATTAAAGATAGAGAAATTGTAAAACTTGATATTTATAAGATATATAAAGTAGGTACTAATTTTAGAGTTGGACTTTTAGGAACAGTTGAAAATCCATTAAGTACTCGTGCTTTATCTTTAAAAAGTGGTGAAATTGGAGCTGCTTACAATCTAAAAATCGAAAACAAGGCTGATT